CTCCACTCGCGCGGGTCGATCGGCACCCAGCCGCCAGTGAGCTTCACAATCTGTTCTTTCTGCTGGTACTGGCAGACAAGCTTCAGGATCAGCTTGAACAGGTCGACGTAGCCCTCTGAGAAGTTCCGGGCGATCAGGTCGAGGCGCATGTCGGCACGGTTGGTCAGCACGTTGACACCGGTTGCAGTGTCGTTCAGCGCCGTACCGTCATTCCCTTGGCTGTAGCGTGTCCAACCTGTCTTGTTCTCCAGATCCTGCTGCATGTACTCCATCATCTGCATGGAGTTGCCAATGTCTGGTGCGCCCTGGTCGAGACGGCCAGCCATCCCAGGCTGCTTGACCCTCACGACGCCACCCGGGCGCGAGGTCAGCAGGTCGTCAAGATTGACCTGCCCTTCCACCGCGAAGTACCGGCCATTGACGGCCAGGTACATGTTGTCGAGCTGAGAACGAAGAATGCTGGTCTTGGTCTTCTGACTTTCCATCGCCAGGTCGGCAATGGACAGACCGAAGAACTCATGCGGCAGCGGTACTGGCGTGATCGATACGAACGGAATGGCGTCGACCGGCTCGTTGTCGAGCAGTTCGTTGCCTGCCATGGTGACCTTGCGCAGCTCGGCAATGCCGTCGCCGTCGTAGTCACAGCGCATGTAGGCTTCCAGCACCCAGATCAAGTCCTGACTCTTGTCGCCAGCGCCGTCATCGCCAGAAGAGGCGTTCTCGTCGTTCCAGCTCAGGCGCTGGATGCGTTCGGAGTTCACCGCGGAATCGGCATCTTGCGAGGTGAGCTGATCCACGTTCTTGTAGCCCATGGACTTCAGTTCGGAACGCGAACGCTGCACACGGTGAGCGACAAACGATGCCGTCTCGATGTCCTTGGCGTTGCGTGCAATCAGGAACTCTTCAGGCGGCACGTTCTCGATGCAGACCTTGCCATCGGTCTTGGTGCGCTTGCAGACGACGTCGTAGACCAGCTTTGGCGGCTGGGATTCGATCTGCTGAATCTGCTGCTGCACCTGAGTGGCTGACTGCGGTTGAGCCTGGGCCTGCTGCATCAACTGGAAGATCGCCTGCTGACGCTGCTCGACGTCGTCCTCATCAGTGCTGATCGACTGCTCGGTGACTTCAACTTCGTCGTCTTCGAGAAGCTGGGTCAGCTCAACCTCTGACAAGCCGCGGTACTCCTCGCGTGTCTCTTCGTTACGCGTGTCCCACCAGACCTTGAGGATGCCGTTCTTCTGCAGCAGCGCATCCTTCATCCAGGTATAAGCGATGCGGTGCCCGCTGTTCTTCTTGTAAAACAGGTAGTTGACGTATTCAGTCGCCTGCTCGGCCTTCTGCTCGTCGCCGGGCTTGGTCGCTTCGAACTCTGCCACCGTGTCGGAGCCAACGAACGTGACCATGAGCTGCGGCAGCATCGATTCAATGGTGTCGCGCACGTCAGTGGAGACGACAGACGACCGCCCTTCTACTTCAGGCGGCGACAAGTCACCGACAGGCATGCCGAGGTAGTAATACATCGATTTCTGCCGCGCGTTGCTCAGCTTCGACGACGAATACCCTAGCGCCTGGCGCATCTCGGCCCCGACCAGGGCTTTTAATTCGTCCTGAGTCAGACCCTTTGTCATTTCGTGCCCTTATGCGTTGTTGAGCTTGCGATAGTTGAGCTGGCCGCCCCACTCATCGTTGCTGAGTTGGTCGGCGACAATGGCGAGGTAGCGCATCACGTCAGCCCCGTGGCTGTATTCGTCATGCAGCGGTGCGCCTGGCTCGTTGGTCTGCTGATTGATCTGCCGGCGATAGCGCTTCAAGCACTCCACCAGGCGGCCCGTGCGGTCACGGTTGAAGTAGGTTCGAGGGAAGACCTCGCGGACGCGGTTGATACCAGTCTCGACATGCATGTTCGGCACTGGCATGACAGTCCAGCCCAGCTGGCCCATCACTTCTGCGTCTGACTTGCCGCTCTGGTGGCGCTTGGCGTAACCGTCATGAGGCAGGTAGACGTTGCCCCAATTGATCGGCTGACCATCCAGCGTCAGGCCCTTGAGCTCTGCGCTGTACTCGGCCAGCGTGCGCTGATGCCCTTCGATGTAGTGGATCAGGCGGATCTCACCGGCGACCTTCTGCGCCAGAATGATCGTCATTGCGTCATTCCAGCCCAGGTCGAAGATGACGTGGGTCTTCAGCAACCCGTCATGAGGAACGTTGGCAATGCGCGACTCAGCCTGGCTCATCTGCTCGAAGTAGATGGCGCCTTCAACTGCTGGCATGCATTTGCCTTCCCAAATGTGGGCGTATTGTTCGGGCTTCATAGTCGCCTGTGCGTGCAGACGCTCTTGTTCGAGCACCGCCGGGAACCATGGGTTGTCGTTGTAGTTCATCAGCACTGACACGCAGTCAGGCGGCGGCGTAATGACAAACCGCTGGTGCGTCTCATCAGATTCAAGCTGTGGGTTGTAGCCTGCCCAGATCTCAGACCCGGGCTTCCGAATCGTTGGAAGCAATACGTCCCAACTCTTCTTCACCACCGCGTGAGCCTCTTCGACCCAGACTATGTCAACGCCCTCATAGGACTTGATCGAGTCAATCGTGTGCTGCTGCAAGCCGGCGAAGCTGAACTCTGTGCCGTTCTTGCCCTTGATGTAGGCCTGCTGGACGTCGTAGAACGATCCAAGGCCCAAGGTGGCGATCTGGTCCGCAAGCAGCTTGTGCACCGAATCAGCAATGCTCTTCTGGATCTCGCGAGTGCAGAGGATGCGCAGTGGCTTTTGTGCGCCATGCAGCAACAAGGCCCGGGCAAAGCTCCAAGACTTACCACTCCCCCGCCCGCCGTATGCCACCTTGTAACGGTGCGGCTCGAACAGAAACGCGAGCTTGTCGGGAAACTCAATTGCCATTGGGCTTGACGAAGCTGATGGTCAGGCTTGCGTCTGCGGAATCGCCGCCATCTGCAAGGGTGTCAAGGCTGTATGCCTGACGCTCAAGCAGGACCAGCGTCTTCAGCGTGTCGCTCAGCTCCTTCATGGTTTTGGAGCGGCCAGGAAGGCTGATGACTTTGTGGTAAAGCTCGTTTCGCTTGTCGATGCCTTTATCGTCAGGCTCGTGCAGCAATTCACCCAACTGCTCGAACAGGTCTCGGTTATCGGTCAGGCCGGCCAGCTCATCCAGCAGCTTGTTGGCCAGTAGGCGCGAGCGGCTGATGTCAGTGCGGTGCGCCATCCGCACATTGGCAATGGCCTGGGCGTTCGCATCAATGACTGCCCGATCTGTAACAGACCGCTGAGCTGTTACCTCGGCTGTTACAGCCTGCCTTGTTACGATGTCTTCAGCCTTCGCCTTGATCTTCGCGGTCAGGTCCTGGACCCATCCGAACTTCTTGGCGCGCCGTGCAATGCCCACATGATTTACACCAGGGCAAGCTGCGGCAATCTCTCTGAGTGACAGCAGGCCAGCCCTATAGAGCTGCTCGATGCGCTCCCAATCAGGTTGGTCTGTCATGTGGACTTCCTTCAGTTATTCGATCTCGCGGTAGCGAGTGGCGCTCTTGGCTTGCTTGCTGATGACGTCGTGATCGACTTCGAGGCCGGACAGATAGGCAAAGGTCTCGACTGCGCGGACGTAGAGGCGAAACCACCAGGGCAGGTATGGCGTCACCTTGATGGTCTTGGCCATGTTGTTCCCCGTGTTAATCGGTAATGTAATGCCGTTATTCCGTACGAATTCGGCCTTAACAGGCAATATATTGCCGGTTAGTCAGATTCTGATGTCTCGCTGTTCAGGCATTGCTCGCAGTGCAGGTACTTGCAGAGCAAGGCTTTGACGCGCGGCCAGTGGTTGGCGACGAACCAATGTCTCAGCCCAGCCAAAGCAAGCGCGCCGTGAAAGGTGACGCCAGCCGTGGATGGAGTAACGAACACCGTCTCGGCCCGGGTGACGATCGCAAAACCTGACACCATGATTGCCGCGTAGATGACCTTACCGACGATTCCGTCATGGACCCTTGCGCTCAACATGCACCACATGGCCCAGAGGCTGATAACGCCAATGAACAGGGTGCTCAACGTTTGCAGATTCATGGCTCAACCCCCTCCGAACTTTGAGCGAATGAGTGCCCAGAGGTCAGCGGCTTTGATGGCGCGGTTGATGGCGGTCATTAACGACCCACCGAAGGCTCCCAAGAGAAAGCCGACACCGGCCACATTGCTGGGGTCCGTGATGCCGAGATAGGTGCTGACGATCCCGGTCAGGTACAGAGCGCAGGCCACACCAGTGATCAAAAAGACCACCCATGCCTTCCAGTCCGTCAAATCGTCTTTGTGCCACCAGCTCGCGACAATGGCGCCGAGGAATCCGGCAACTATCCATTCGGTCTTGTCGAGCAGGCGATGAATGAATTCCATGCGCTCGACCTCTCAGTTGCATGTATGGAGTTAAAAGTTTATTCGCAGCGCTTGCCAGATATGCATTCGCCAAGAGATAGCCCTTCGCGGACTCGGATGGAGTCGACGCCATTGGATTTGTCGAGAGCGACCATGGCATCAGCCACCAAATCAGCGGCGGTGCCGTTCTGGTATTCGCCAATCTGCTGACTTGACCCACTCCCTGCCCCGTCATCTTCGAACCGGGTCACGATATAACGCTTCACTGGGCGAACTTTGTATTCGATTGTCATAACGTCTCCGGCCTGCGCACAGGCTGATTGGTGTGGTGGTGCGAAATAAAAAAGGCGCCGTGTGAGGCGCCAAGACCGCTTGGGAGCGGTATCAGGGGAAATCAAACGAGTCGGACGATCTCGGAGTTCTTCACAGCTTGAGCAAGTAGGGTCTCTGCCGCCATGGCGAATTTCTTGGACAGGTCTTTAAGGCTGCCGTCTTGCAACTGGGCTGCGGTGTCCGCCAGGCAGCGCGACAGCTCAAGCAGCTTTTCGTCGACAGTGATGGTCATTGCTGACTCCAGATCGCAGGCATAAAAAAGCCCCGCACTGTGGCGAGGCTTGTTTGGAGCGGTAAAACCGCATACTGGAAAGCAATATACCCCAAAGCGTCCGGACGTCTCAAGCAAGATTTGCACCAAAACACACTACGCTGCAATTTTTTCGTCAAGCGCACCGTCAACCCATTGTTCTGCTGACTTCACCAGCGACTCCGCGCGGGTCTTTGAAATACCCATCAGACGCGCCAGCGTTGCGTAGCTGATGTCGCGCCCGTAGTAATAAATTAGAGCCTTGCCCATGTCCTCGTTACGGTGCCGCAGGCGTGCGGCTATCCCATCAATCAGCATGCAGAGATCATCACTGATGCAGGCCTCCGGCGCCGATGAGTGCTGCTCGATGTTGTCGCGAATCAGCGCGAAGTGAGGCGACACGTAGCGTGGGATGCCAGATCCGTAGCGCAGCCAGATCCCCCACTGTGCCAGCAGGTAGTGCGTGTCGAGTTGTTTCATGCCGCCCCCGCTTTCAACATGTCGGAATTGATGGTCAGGCGCCCTACCTCGCCGTACTGCTTGTGGTAGGTGATGACCTTGGCGTCACGCCCGCTGATCCACCCGCCGCGGCTTGCATAGGCATCAGGCGCGGCCAGAGTGCGGTGCTGCTCGACGATCATCAGGTTGTTCTCCTTGATGTCGACGTGGTGCAGGTGCCCGAGGTG